TCTATAAATATACCAAAATCATATAAATGTAAATTAGACATTTCTTCTAACGTAGCTACATTGTGACTTCCTATAGCCTGTATAAAAGCATCTTTTGTAGGTGAATATTCTATAATATCTGATATTCTTAATGATAAAGCTTCAGCAGCTTGTGACGTTAAAAACAAACCAGCTTGTAATATGTGTCTTGTAGCAGTATTACTATTAGCCGCAGCTAATTTCTGCACGCCTACTAAAGCGTTTTTATCAGGCGTACTACCATCTCTAGCTTCGTTTAATCCTGTAGTATCTCTTATCATTTGTAAATAATAATTATATGTACCAATTAAACTTTGCATTTTAGCACCACCATTACTAGACTGTATTTCTTGTATTGGCACTTTACCAGGATTTATATCGCCTTCACTTGTAAACGATCTACCAATAACACTACCCGTTTGAAAAAACATGTTTAAAGCTTCTTGTGGATTATAGTTAGTACCGTTACCTAAATCTATTTCAGCTAAACCATCAGCGTCTAAGTATACACCATCTGGAACTAATCTTGACATTACTTGTTGTAGCTTTAAATGAGTTAGCTGTATCATGTCAGCAAAACCGGTGATACGTTGTACTAATGATTCTATACGACCTTTGTACATACGTGGCGCTACAATAGCATAATTCATTTTAACTTTTGTAAAATCGCTTTTTGGCCTTAACATATTTTTAGCCATTTCCCATTTTAACAACTTGTCAGTACCTAATATTAAAGCACCATCGTATAAGCACTCTATTGATCTATGTAATTTTCCAAAGTTATCTGAGTCTTCTGGCGGATTAAAAGTGTCATCTTTTGGTAATATTTTATCAGCGCCTGTACCAGTTTCTTTTACTTTATAAACTTCGTTCATATATGTTTTATAGTTAAAATATAAAACTTGAACTTTATTATTATCTTGCTCAGCGTAATTATAACCTTGATTATAATTAGTTTTTTCGTAATATCTATTTTTTATTATATCTTCTAAATCTTCTTGCGTTAAATGCGGAAACTCTTTTGCAAGCTCGTTTATAGGTATATTTTTAACTTCACCTACGTAGTATATATCATCAAAATACGGTGACTCAGTATATGAATAAACTAAATCAGCTGGATCAACATAATCAACTACAACACCTTCAGACGTATTAAAACTAGTTTTAACCGCTCCAATACCTAAGACAGTTAAATCATAATAAAACTGTTTTTTAGTTAATTCATAGTTACTACCTTCTAATAAAGTGTTAATAGCTTGTTCTTCAGCAATTTCTACGGCCTGCTTATAGCTTAACTGCATGTGAAGTTTTAATTCTTCTTCAGAGCCTGGTAAAGTTTCAGGATCATTTTCTCTTATATCTACACCAAAAGCTTCGTCTGCAAAAGCTGCTAATTCTTTAGTTCGCATATCGCCTAATATAGACTCCATATACTCAGTACGTTTTTGCACGCCGTATGGATCTTGTGAATAAGCCTTTATATCATATGTACGCTCTGCAATGCCATTTACAACTATATCAACAAACTTAGGTATAATAGGCACTGGTTTCCAGTCTAAATTTAAATAAGATAAATCACCATTTATAGATAATTCATCTTTATATTTTTGTATTGATTGTTCGCCTCTAGCATACAACCTTAAATTATGAAAGTTATTGTGGTTTGTCATGTATCTGTTACTACCTCTTTCAGTGTGAAACCACTCAGCTTCAATAGCTTTAGCAACTTTCAAACCGTAATCATAGCTCATTTTTTCCACATCACTTACAACTTGAGAAGGAAAATAACTTTTTACAATCATATTTATTTTTTAATTAATTTAGACATATTACCTGTATTTGTATATCTAGCAATATTTATATTTAGTTTCGGTTTTTCTATTATAGCGTTTGGTCTGTATAAGTGTCTATTACAAGCCATTATTGCAAGACCAGAGCTAATAGAAGCATCGTGTTTTGTTCTTTTATTTATGTCAAATTTAGCCCAGTCGTTTAATAATTCGTTAAAATAACAATTGCCAAATTGACCTTCAGCGTTCATACCAACATGATTTTGTATATACATTTCAATAGCTGCGGCATGTGCTTGTTTTATATCTTCACTTGAGTTTGGTATACCACCTATTTCTTTTTCAGCTGTTGAAAGTTTGTTCCAAACTTTATCAGGTCTATTCATGCTAAAACCTCTGTAGCCACGTCTTCTTAAATAATACAATAGACGAGGTTTATTGTTTTCTGCAAGTAAAGGCATCCCGTAAAATACTAAAGCCATTAGAACGTCTTCAAAGAACATCTCCGCAGTCTGTGGCCTAGCTATATACTCTAAAAAAAACGTATTAGCTGGCGCGTCTTCCATACTAAACTTAGTTAAACCGTGTAAAGCACCTTTTGAACCCTTGCCATCTACCGTGCCACTAATGTCGTAGCTATCACAACCAAAAGCACCCATATGATCGTTGCCAGGATATTTCGTGCCATTTTTTATTATTATTTTATTTTGTATATGTGTTGGTGGTACCCAACTAACTTTAAATCTACCTTGTGGATCTGGATAAAATATAACGCTTGAATCTTTTACTCCATTAACCCATTGAAAACTACCAGTTGAAACGCCAAGCGTTCTGTACATTTCTTCGTTGTAGTCTATTTGTTCGTATATTTTTACTAAGTTAAATATACTGTTTTTTGTTTCATCTCTAAACGCGTGTTCTTCTGTACGTGGAAACTGCCTGTAAAATTCGTTTAACGCGTCTTGATCACCTTTTAAACCATCAGCTTCATTTTGCCAATTGTCTATTACACCTACATCTATTAATTCGCCTTGTGGATCAAAGGTTTCATTATCCGGAGTATTGAAGACTGGGCTTCCGTACTCATCAATAAATCCTTCGTAGTTCCACTCCATTGGGATAAAAAGAGAATATAAACCAGACGCTGTCTGTCCATTTCTGTTTCGCTTAGTAACGTCTGATGCATTGTATAATTTTTTAAAGTTTCCTCCACCTTTGTCTAATGAGTTTGATGTTGAGCCCATCATACATTTACCTATAATCCTACTACCTAATCGTAAACATGTTTTTGTAACTCGCCAGTTATTTAATATATTATCAGGCCTTTCCCACTTACCACTTTCATCGTGTACTAGCAGCTGAAGCTTTTCTCCGTCATAACTGTTATCACCTGTATTTTTCCAGTCAATAGTAGTATCAAGTCCAACCAAGTCTTCCTGCTGTTCATTTGCAATAATCTTTTTACGCGTAAACTTACTTGCAGGAACACGATAAGCAAGCTCAGACTTAGGTCTGTCCATACCGTCTTGTATCGGTTTAAAAAAGAAAGGGTAGTTAACCGATATTGGAACAACTTTGTCTGTAAACATTTTTTTAGCATCTGCACCTGTTTTAGAGAGTATACCAAATCTACTATCACTTGCTAATGTAGCTTGGTTAACTGTTTCTGCTGAAGACATGAAAGAAAATCCAGACCTACGATTTTTAAGGTAGCACATCCCGTAACATCTTTTGTCGGCTTTACAAGCTTCCCAGAATATAAAAAATAGTCGATTTGCTTCTCTAAAATCAGGCGCACCTACATCTATTTTACTCCACTGCAGATACATATAATGTGTACCTGTTATATATGTTGGTGTACCGTTATTATTAAACCAGAAACCTTCTTCTCTTCTTTTAAACTCTTCTTCTATATAATCATACCACTTAGCTTTATTTTCTTCAGGGTATGCTCTCCAGTCAAATATTGTTTTAAGTCTTGCTAGTTCTTTTGGATATTTAAATTGTTGCCACTTTTTTAATTCGTTGCTGTGCACTCGCACTGGTTCCAACGGCAAAGCAATTTGCAACCCTTGGATTTCAATGATCTGCCCAATTTTACCAGTTTTTGATATGACAACGATATTGTTTTCTTTATTATATCCATATTCCCACTTTTTACTTTTATTAAGCCTTTTAATAGTATTAATCTTAACTGGCTCAACTATTTTAACTAAGTTTTGTTCGTACATTATTTTGATCTTCCTTCTGCAAATCCTTTAAAAACTTTTACTTCTTTTGTTGATTTGCCTTCAAGTAAACTTTCTTCTTCTTGTATTCTGTTTAATATTTCAAAAGCATCGAATATAGCTAGCTTTTTAGTTGCTGCTGCATTTTTAAGTCTGTCAGCAGATATATCATCGTCACTATCAACAATAGGCTCTTTAGCAACTTTGATTAACTCATCAACTGCTCTTTGCCCAGCTTGGATTATATTCTTCTTCGTTTCCTTGATATTCATATTTAATTGTAATAAATTTAGTGTAAACTCTATAAAGCTTTTCACCATCTATAATAAACTCGTATGTCGATACTGGTGTAAAACCTACAAGATCGCCAACGTTAAAAGTACCGTCAGAATATTTTATTATACCAACATTATCTTGTTCTTTGCTGACACTATACTTGTCTTTGTTTTTTATAGGTTTAACCCAACAAAAACCTTTAGTTGTGCGCCACTCCCAAAATCTTTTGTATAAAAATATTTGATCTGGCTGTACAATATAAGTGTCTTTATCAAAATAGCTTTTACTATTTTTTTCTATACCGTGTTGGTTGTGCCACCTGCGAAAAACATTATGATGAACTATAACATCATCATTTACTTCTATATCTGTACTACCAATTATAGGTATAGATAATACTTTTGCTTTTCTATTAATATATTGGTGATTAAATATTTCTGTGTTTACTAC